GCTGTCGTTGCCACTCTACAAATAATTCTTGTTTTTAATCCACTAACTAAATCATCAACATAAGTTTTGGTTGTTACGTCTGAACCAGAACTAGGAGCTGACATTCCTGTAACTGAACCTCCTGTAATGGCAATACTATTAGCGGCTTGGGTTGCCACTGTACCTAATCCTAAAGACGTTCTAGCCGTTGAACCTGTTTCCGCTACAAAGTTTGAACCATCGCCTACAATAAAATTACTATTGGTATTTGCTAAAGCGGCAATGTCCGTTAGGTTTGCACTGGTCGCAATTTTAGCATCTATTTGAGTTTGAACATTTGAGGAAACACTATTAATATATTGAAATTCTGTATCGCTGACCGTTCCGTCTGCTAATTTAGCTGCATCAATTCCTGTCGGAATAGAATCATTAGTATTTGTTAAAACACCTAAATAAACAGAAGTGAGTGCACCTGAAGTTAAGCTACCTGAATCCCAGGTAACATTAACGGTAGTGTTGGTAGAAAAGGAAGTGCTTGAAATTGTGCCGTACAAAGTGGAAGCAGTATCAACAATTTGGATTCTACGCTTTGCATGATAAACCGAAGTTACATCAACGCCATCAATAGTGAAAGCCGTTCCTGAAACATACGTTGCGGTATAAGACGCATCGCCATCTCCGTATTCAATCCATTGAGCATCATTAAACCAATCCCTAGTATTTTTCATTAATGCCCTAAGAGCATTGTTCAAATTACTAGGTAACATTCCCTCCGCAACATTAATGGTATTTAATTTATAAACCATGCAAACGCTTTGGCGTTCTCATCGTTGTTTTTATTTATTAAAACATTCACCGCTTCTTCAATTTGTCTTTGGAAGAACTCCTGGTGTTCCATGCTATAACGCACATTTTCTATATTAATATCTTTGGCCATTATCTTGCTCCTGCCCTACTTGCCACAAAATCAACACCTTGTGCATGAGTCCATGTTGAGCCTGCCGCAATTTTAACATTCGCCCTGATATATCTTCCTGACGATCTTACTGGTACTGAACCGCTTGTTACCATTGTACTATAAGAAGATGTGGAAGCATCATTGGCTAGCCGTTCCCTTGTTGTAATCGCAACGGTAGCCGTTGCATCTACAATGGGTCTGACTTCCGTTATATCTGATCTTAAACCTGGAAACAACTCTATTTCACTTGTTTCTATTTCTACATCATTGCTATTGCCAGAAAAAATAGCCGCTTTATTATCTCCATCAATCGCACCCAAATACCTTTGGCCTCCCAACCAAAAATCAGTATCTAAAGCAATATTAATATTATCAAGATTTGATGATATTAAATCCATCGTTTCAACGGTATAAGCTCCAACGAATTGAGAAAAAATTGTACTAGCTGTCGCTTTGGCAAAAGACCATTTTTCGGTAACATAATTATAAATTAAAAGTTTATCACAAATACCAGTCGTATTCGCCTGATTATCTGCACTAGGATAAAGCCAAATAGCCAACGTATTAAAAGGATCAACCGCAGATACAATCCTATCGCTATAAGCCTTGTCTAAATCTATATCAAAAAAACGATTTACTTTTTCCGCACCAATCGGTTTAATATTATCTCCTTGAACTTCAAAGAAACCGTCATCAGCATAAAAGAAAACCCTTCGGTTATCCTGGCAAACTGTTTTTCCATAAACCGCACCCCTGTTAGGAGATACTACAGAAAATCTAAATATGGTTGTTCCGCCCACATAGTCTAAACGCACTATTTCATTTTGTCTAAAAATATAACCATACTCACCAGAAGTGATGGCTACAATCTGTCCACCTGATCCTGGTAAATCTTGATAGTCCGCTTGTTTTGATCCTGCTGTCCAGGTGGTAATATCATTAATGCCTGACCACTGAACCCTGTTCGTTGCACTGGTAATATTTCCACATACCAAAAAATCTCTTATCACTGCTGATGCTTTAAATATGGGTGGAGTTCCATCGGTTGCAATCGCTGAAAGATTGGCAAAGTCAGTTGAAGTTCCCATTAAATAATATTGAGGAGCATCAATTCCATTGCTTACAATTAGATAGTCTCCAAATTGCGTAAATGTAATAAAATCGGTAGCAGTTCCTGATAATGGAGCACCACCAGTAAAATCGGTAACAGCCATTCTAGTAGTATCTGAAGAAGTAACAGTAAGATTATCATTACCCACTACTGCCCTAGTAACGGTTACTACATTTGCTGCTGGGTTAACTGCTGAAAAATTAGCATTTGCATTGATACAAGTAAAAATATTATCTGCTGTAGTATCATTATCTTGATTATGAAAAAATTTATCTGTTTCAGGTGTTCCTGTACCAGCACCTTGACAAGTAAATGTAACTGAAACTCCAGCACTTGTTTTTAAAATAATTGTTGAATCGGTTGCTATGTTTGAATAATCGGTAACTGTAATTGTGCAAGTCGCATAAGAATCATTTAAAAATTTTCCTCCAGCACCTCTATCAGTAAATGCTCCTGCTGATAGTTGATAAATGGTATCTTTTGTCGCTGCAAAGTTATAACTGGTATTGTCTGTTGATCGAAATGAACCAGCTCCTTTTGATAAATCCGCAATAGTATTGGTGCTATAAGCCGTTAAGGAAGGAAAAGGTTTGTAGCTCCTAGCAGCAAAATAAACATTCTTTGCTACATTCGCACCAGGATTCATAAACTTAGGTTGATCTGGTAGCCATTCTCCAAAAGGTAATTGCATAGTTTCTCCTAGCCGTCATTCGTTATAACAGTTCTTCTGTCTACAAAAGGTGCTGCAATAGTAACGTCTGATCTGGCCTGTAAAGGTGTTCCACTCCAAGTATCTTCTTTGTCGTTTCTTTCCAGTCGTTCCATGCTTGTTGCGTAAAGCTGCGACCAGTTTTGTAGTTTAGACGGTTCAATGCCGCCTAAAAAATTAGCTGCATGATAAAGTGATCCGTATAAATAAATACCTGGATGGTTGGTTAAAATATAATTGGTAGTAGTGGAATCGGATAAAGAATCTATAGCTTTATAATAATTAATGGTTGAGGTGTAGGTTGCGTCTGGAGTCGGTGCAAATCTAAAATTACTCCCCAATATTGTATAACTATTAGGTCTTCCAGATGTACTTCCACCCCTTGTTTGATCCATCTGTGTAGGAGCCATATACGTTAAGGAATATTTAGCCGATCCAGAAACAATAAAAAAATCCCTGACCTGTAAAAATCCTGTGGGTAGAGTTTCTAATTCTGAATCTATTGTAAAAGTAGTATCGGAAGTAAGCATCTCTCTAATTCTAAATTTAGAATTATATTCCGCTTCAACCAATTTAATAAAATCATCAGAAATCTCATCGGTTAAATCAGAACGATTCAGCCAGTTTGCTATGGATGTTTTTAATTCTGCATAAGTTGATAGTGCCATTATATGCTCCTTCTTAATCTTCTTAGTGTTAAGGCCAATCTAGCCCTTTGTCCTAACTTGCCGCTTTTCTTGGCAGCCGCCTGTAATTTCTTTAAGGGAATCTTTTGTCCTTTTTTAATCTTTAAAGATTTCCTTAAAGCTCCAGGCCTTTTAATTGCTTTTTGAATCCAGCGTTTTTTTGCCATTATATATTGCCTGGTGCAGTTTTCCTGGTGCAGTTTTAAAGTATTGATATTCGTTGCTGTTCAATTTCTTTTTTAGAATTTTGTTTTGAATTTCTTTCGGTATGCGAAACCAGTTGTTATCACCAGTTTCTTCCTTCGCCCAGATTTGTAATGCCAAAGAAGGAATCGAAGCTACCCTTTTCCATGCCCTGCTTTTGGAATAACCATCGTTGTGATTATAAAGTTCTTTGTTGTGCTTAAGGTGGGGATCAATGTTGAGTTCTTCTTTAATGGCAATTTTCTTTTCCATTTCATCTTTAATAAAAGTGGTTTTTTGTAAACCTTCAACCTGTGTTTCTTGTTTCATTTTTTTCCTTGTCCTCTGCTACGTTTTTTTTTAGGTATGCGTTTGCTGTAGCGTTTAGCATGTCGACCTGGCCTTTTCTTCCTAGTCTCTTTAATATGGGCATAGCCATACGATCTAGGTTTATCAGACACTACGATGTCAAGACAGTAACACTCAATATACCAGTACTAGCAGCCAAAATTCCTGCAACTTTATCGCCTACATCTACTTTTATTATTTCAATAGTGTCAGCTGGTAAAAAAGTGCTGCCAGTTGTTGCTGTTGGACTACTGCCTATGGCATAGTAAGTATCTATATCGGCACAAAGTCTTACCCAAAAAACTCCGCTTTCAGCAGTTCCTAAAGCAGCAGATTGTGCGGATGTAGTTGATGTCGCTACATTTGCCGTACTGGTTTGTTGAAAACCATAATTATACATTGTTTTTTTTCTCCTTAATTAATTTTAGAGGGTGGAAAAACCGCTAGGTCAGAGCCACCCCCAATTTTGTTTATACTATTTTCAGATAGCAAATACTATCTTCTAATAATAAATGTTACGACACATTCACAAGCCGTAGAAGATGCACCATCAGTAATCATTTCGATAGTACCGTCTTCTGAAACTGTATTTAAAGCAGTTGGCTCAGATGTATCTACATCTCCAGCCGCAGACCCAGACTGGGTAACTGTTATTGCAGAGCCAGTTATAGCCACTCCACCAATTTCCCAAGTCAATGCTGCGTCAGCCGTTGTAATCGCATTTTTAATTGAAGTAATAATTTTAATAACCCTTCCACCATCAGGAATAGGAACAAAAGTTGATCCTGCTGTACTAATAGTAGTAATTTTTGAGGTTACAAAATAATCGTTTAATGTTCTCATTATTTATCTCCATCGTTCC